GCTTCTCTCATTTCTTGCAACTCTTTAAACCCTGAATTAGCCTTTATTTGGTCAAGAAATGCCATTGCTGTTGTTTGCGTTGGTGTACCTATAAATCTAGCCCCCTTCTCAATTAAAGCCTCTCCTGGACCCGTGGCGGTGAGAGCATTACCTAACTCTGACAAGCTTGTTTCATCACCTAAAAGATTATCAATAGCATTTAATACATTATCCATTTTTTTAAATTCTAATTCTGTTTTTGAAATATCAGCCTCAGCACTAGCTAAGTCTTTTTCATATTTTTCTTGGTTAAAAATAGCTTTTCCAGTATCTTCAGAAACATTAATATATTTTTCTCCATAGGGTTTAGAGTATATGTTTTCTACTAGGCCTACATTTTCTTGGTTTAATTCAACTTGCCCTTTTTTAATTAATTCAGATTGCAGTTTTCGTTCTTCTCTTGCTTCTTTTCGTTCTGATCTTTTTTCTTTTCGTTCTGCTCTTTCTTCCTTGACTTGCTCTGCTTGTCTTTCTTGTAGTAATTTGACTTTTTCTAATTGTTGTTGTTGCTGTTGCTCTTTTCTTTGCCTTAAAATACTAGGCACTTGTCTAATCGCTTCTGCTGTTCTTGGTGCTTCTCTACCTGTAATAACTTCACCGATAACTTGTCCTGCTAAACCGCCTAACTCTGCCCTAGTGTAAGGGTCTGCTTTCTGAAACTGTTGAACACCTCTCTGTGCAATTCCTGCTAAACCTGAACCTATAGATTCAGCAGTCTGAGCAGTCTTTTCAAGCAATGATTTTAAACCTAAAGCACTTAATACACTTTTATTTTGCAATTCTTCAAAACTAGGCATAGGTACCACCTCTATATTGTGACATGAAGTTACTCGGTTGATATTGTCGCATTTGTGTAGTTGCTATTTTCGTAGACTGTGAAGGTTTATTAATCATGCCCCCTAACCCTTTACCTAGTGTAGCTCCTATCCCTGCCCCTACTGGACCACCAAAAATTGCTCCCCCTACTGTACCTAAAGCAGTTAGAATTGAAGTAAAAACCCCTGCTTTACGTTGTTTTGCTTGTTCTTCTTGTTGCCTTCTTATAGCTTCTTCTTCACGTCTTAACATATCAGCTTGAACCATAGATTGTCCAAGTTGAACAGATTCTCGTTCACGCATATTAATAATATCTTGTAACCCTAATGACTGTAATAAATTAGATTGATATTGCATATTTAACTCCTTTTATAATCTTCCTTGAGATCGCATTTCTTCTATTTCTCCGTATGTATAGCCTTTATCAAGTAACTCTGCATATTGTTGATTACGAGTTTGAATCTTATCTTCTTGACCTGTTGCTATCCTAGCCATTTTCTCTTGTTGAGTTTGCATAAGTTCAGGATTAAAAACAAAACTTTCTAATTGATCTAATACTACATCTTTTTGTTTTGAGCCTAACTTTTCTCGAAGATCGATATATTCATCAACTGTTAATCCTGCTTGTGTTGCTTGACGTTGCAACAACAATTCATCATCAGGTGTAAATTGAAACCCCGTAAACTCACCAGTAGATTCATCGGTTAATACCGTATCTAATATATTCCCTATGATCTGATTAGCATTATCTGAGGTTATTTGTCCTGATTGCAACATTCCAAAGATGGCTTCCTCGTTCCTGTTGTATCTATTTTGTTGATTTTGTAGCTCAAGCATATCAATCTGCTGTTCAAAACCTCGTTCTTGTAACGCTGTATTATAATCCTGCATTGCTTCTCTTTCTTGTGTAGAAAATTGTCTTTGTTGCTCTGTTTGTTCTGCTTGAAATTCTTGTTGACCTAAACGTTCTTCTTTTGCAAATTCTCTTTGCTTAGCTAACTCATTAGCTCTATAGGCTTGTTCCATAACATCACCAGTGATTAATCCCATTAACCCTGCTTCTGCTTCTGCTTGAGCTTCGTATATATCAGCGATAGCACCTCCACCTGTCTCACCAAAAGCTAAACCTCTACGAGCTAAACCCTCTAATCCTGCAGTCTCTCTTTCTTTAAAGCTTTTTTGTAGGGGTTTTACTTGTGTTTCAAATATTTGTTGTGCTTGTGCCTGTAACTCAGGACTTAATAACCCTTGATTGTTAGGTGATGGATCAGGGGAATTATTTTGTGGTGTTGATTGCATGTTTTACTCCTTATGATTGCGTTAAATTTCTATAATAAACAATTAATTTTAAAACTCTCGTAAATTCGTTAGCATTAGAATTTCCAAACTCAGCTAAAAAATAATTCCCTCTTAAATTACATGAATAGGCTGTAGAACTTACACCTTTATTACCTATAACTGCAGTACCTACAATAGCTGTTCCTATCAATGACGCATCTGTTGTTGAGGTGGTATATATCCTTGATATGCCCTCCCCTTCACCAACAAAAGGCTTACCTAATCGATAAGCATTAAATACAAGATTAATATTCCAATTATCAGTTTCCCCAGTGAAATATATCTTATTTATTCTTTTGACTGTTCCTGCACTTCCCATAGGTAACAATGATAAAATTGCTTTACTAACTATTGGCTCATTATTATCTGAATGAATATCATTATTCAAGGTTTCGTGGACTTCTCCGTTTAAGCCCTTCACTCCGTATAATTTTAATTTATTGCTTTGTGTTTGTGTTGCAAAAAAATTATAATCAAATCCTGTAAATTGACCCCAGTAAGGCTGAGGCTGGCTTATATTCGCTAGTAGATTAAATTTAGTCGTATCACAAAAATAAGTTAAATCATTGTAAGTTAAAGAATTATTAACAGATTGAAAAGAAATTATATATTTATCTTGAAAAAATATTGCTGTTGCATTAATTGTATTGGTCGTATCTAACAATTCTATTATATCGTCTTGTATATCTTCAGAAATAATTGGAGAACCTGAACCACCTAGCGTATATTCACCACTTGAAAAACTGATATTAGGGCTAATTAATCGAATATAGTTGTCTGTGGATAGATATATAATTCCTATTTTTGTTCGCTTAATAGTATCGATAGATTGTGAACCTATAATTGCATCCGTTCGCAATACATTCCAGTTAGTTTTTGGAACTGGCATATCAGCATTAGGCAACACATATACACCACGCTCTTTAAAAATAAAAAGGGCATCCCCCCATATTTCAATCCCTGTTATTTTCCCATCAATAGCAGGTGCAATTTTAATACTGTTTGATGTCGTATTCCAATCCTCAAAATCTAAAATTTCTGTATAATATAATGTATCTTCTGCATCAACACCAAAAAGCCTATTTTTATGTAATTTTAAATGAATTAGTCCACTAGGTACATTAGACGTAATTTTACTTGCTACTGGAGTATTACCAATAACTTTAACTAAATAATTTTCTCCACTCGCCCCATATATAGCACGATTAGCACCAAAGCCTGCCATTTCCCATCTAATTTTTTTATCTGCTGTTAAACCTAAAGAAGCATTAGCATCGTTCCACCCATTAGAATAATAATAAACTTTATCGTCTTGATTAGTGATTAAAAATTCTGAATCATTAGGACTAGTATAATTAGCAAAAGAAAAAATAGGATCATCAGGATTTATACTAAAATTTGGATTTTCTGTTAATAGTAGACCGCCACCACGTTCTTCTAGGCCACCATTAGCCATATACATATAATTTTCGTTTTTACTTAATTGACCAGTTAAGGCATTGAAAACATCTTTCGATTTTGTTAAACCTCTAAAATATTTTACTTCGGTGTATGGATAATTGCCCATTAGCTATTAAAAAATACTGAAGGGTCGCTCATTGAACGCCTATTGTTATTAAAATAGCTAGGATCTAAACCAATAACTTTTTGATTATTATTAGTAAAATTAAGATCTAAATTACTTTCTTCTTGTTTAGCTAAAATTTGAAACTTTTGTTGATTTTGCAAATCATCCTCTCGTTGGTAAAACAAAAAACTAGCTGTATAAATAATTAAATTATTATAATCTATACTTAATTCTGTAGTATCAGAATCATTGATAAGCTCAGTAGGATTTTTTACACCTAACAACTTAATTACATCATTTTCTGTTCGATCAAAATGTTTGTTAAAAATTATTTTCCCTTCTGCAATACTGTAACAAGTAGGGTCTCCAGTGTAAGCGGAATTAAAAAAGTTACTTGCACCGCTCACCTGAATTAAGTCCTTGTATTCTTTTGGTAACAATTCTTTAAATGTATTACTTTTATTTTTGAAATATAAATTTTTAATTATTATTAAATCGCTAGGAAAAGTTACACTGTTTTGTCCGTTCGTTATATTAGCACTAATAGGGGTAGCATTATGCAATATAGAAGGCTGTACATCTCTTGCTATTAATCGTATAGAATTATTAATAAATCCGTTTAATATTGTGCTAGAGGGGTCTGTTGCAGTGGTAGTCGTGACTACATTTATTTGTGTTTCTAATTTATTCCTTAATTGTGATAAATCGCTACCCATAATCTTCTCCTATCCTATGTTAAAAAAATGTCATACTGTGAATTGTCGTGTATTGCTGTAATTTGTATTTTGTTTATGCTGATACTTTTAGTATCAAACCTATAAGAAGATGGTAAATATATATCTTGCCCATAATTTACCCCATCAGAACTAATTTTAAATTTCAATTCATGTGAACCGCTATTGTTAATATAACCTTGTACTGAGTTACGTTCTAATGTGGTAGCAATGTCTATTGTTATTGTTCCATCACCTGTATCTAAATCTGTATCATAAGTAGAATAATACTTTCGTTTCGGTTGGTCGTATTGATTTTGTAACATTTTTACTCCATTTTTAAACAAAAAAAAAGATGAACGCATATAATACGCTCATCTTTCCTGACTACGGTTTAAGTGGCTTTATTTAATAATAACACTAAAAAAAAAAATGTCAAACAAAAAAGCCAGTCTCACAAGAGGGGAGAAGCGAGACTGGCTACTTATTGGAACGTTAATTGTATTCTAATTAACAATCCTTAAAGTGTCAATAAATTAACCTTGATATTCTGTGGTTAATATCCAAAGACCCGCAGATTTGTTTAACACTTTACCTACACCTAAAATAGACCAAGCGGCTTGTTTAATCTTTGACGCTGGATCATTTGTAGATTCTAGACCTGATTGCTTTAAGTAGAAATTAAATCCTTTTTCTCCACTTTCTCCTGCAATCATAGCAGTTCCATAGGCTTCATCACCGAACAATAAAGAACAATTCAAATGTCCTGAAGAGGTCGCTAATGTGTCACCTGATAATCTAAATGAATATGCTAGGTTAGAAG